GCCGCTACCTACCAAAAGGCGGCCTGTTTTTACCAACCTCCTTCGGTAAGGTATTCGCTTAAGGTTTTGTGGTCTCCTTTCAAAAGACCACTTTTTTGCACTCGTAGTTCAGCTGGATAGAACATCTGCCTTCTAAGCAGAGGGTCGCAGGTTCGAATCCTGCCGAGTGTACCACTTTCTTACGACTAGTAATCTTTCATAAGAGAACCTTGGAAGATGAATTCGTGAGATTTGAAAGAGGAGGTTATATGATTATTTTTATAATAACATTGTTGGTTTCGTATGAGGATCCTCAAATCATCGAGAGCGAAATCAAACCACCTCCTCTTTCTTCACCTTATTAGCTCGACTGTACGGTTGCAGATAACTAACGTGGGCAGGCGCTCTACAACGTTAGAATTGTGGGGTTCAAATCCCTACTCGAGCATAAAATTTCAAAAACCGAAAATGGCCAAAATTTTTTTTGGACACTTTTTCAAGATTACAACATATGGAGGACAAAATGGAAATTATTCTTAAGAAAATTCCAATTAAGCGTTTCATCGATGGCGTGAAACAAAGAGAACAGACTTTCATCCTAAAACCAAATGACCTACTGGAACATGGTTTTACAGAGAGCCAAATTAAAAGAATAGCTGAAGACTGGGATTCAAACAAAATCTCCAGAAGAGACTCTTCTTATAGATACGAAGCAAGCCCGAAATACTAGGAGGTAACAATGGCTAAACAAAGATACACAGAAGGAAAGGTGACCCTTAGAGAGCACTTGGATATTATTGACCAAAATGGAACAGTTAGTGAAAACGCTAAACTTTCATTAATTCGACGACTAAAGCAGAAATTCAAAGATATGGGATACACACGTCTCGCAAAAAATCAATTTTTGATTAGAGATTATATTGACATGATCTTTGAAACACAGGACCAACGCTGCACTCATTGGATTGAAATAAAAGAAGACCAACTCAATGGAGTTTGGAATAGACCGGGATCTGGATACTCACTATGGAAACGTGCTGATGTAGTTTATGAACTCGATCACGTATTTCCTGTAAATGCAGGTGGTACAGATGGCTTCGAAAATTTTCAGTTCCTTTCAGCAAATGCGAATGCGTTTGTTAAGTGCTCTCTGACATACGATGACTTGCTTAAGCGAGTTGACCTGTCGAGAAAACTAAAGACAAGAATCAGAAAAGTCTTGAGACGAAGAAAAAAGCTTTTTAAGTCTGAGAAGTGGAAAAACTGGATCGATAAGGTCAATGAAATGGAGTCGAGAATAAAAAAAGTTGAAAAAGTTTAACTTTTTACTTGACAAACCCTTTGAAACATGTTATAATATAGTATAACAAAAACGAATTACAAATGGGGGTATGGTTAAAACCCTGCCTACCTTAGTGATAAAACACAATAAAATAAACAAACCATATAGGAGTATATTATGGCTATTAATTTAGATGCAATGCGAGCTAAGCTCAATCAATCAAAAAACGGTGGAAAATCATCCGGAAAATCAAGTACGATGTGGAGACCCAAGGCGGGCGACCAAATGATTCGTATTCTTCCAACAGCAGATGGTGATCCGTTTCGGGAATTTCACTTTCACTACAATGTAGGAAAAAATCCTGGAATTTACTGTAACAAACGAAACGACGGTGGTGAATGTGCCATCTGCGATTTCGCATCAAAGCTTTGGCGAGATGGTATGGAAAATGATGACCAAAATCTCAAAAACGAAGCTAAAAAGCTGTTCGCTCGAAAGCGATACTACTCACCTGTTCTTGTTCGTGGTCACGAAGCAGAAGGTGTAAAAATCTGGGCTTATGGTAAGACCGCTTATGAAACCCTCTTGGGTTACGTTCTGGATCCTGATTATGGAGACATCACTGATGCTCAAACAGGTACCGACATTAAGTTGACTTACACTATTCCTGGAACACCTGGTTCTTTCCCGAAGACAAACTTGCAACCTCGACGTCGTCCCTCTGTATTATGTGACGATGCAATTGCAGACTGTCAACACCTTATTGACTCGGTCCCTGATATTGATAATTTATTCGATGTCAAAACTGAAGAAGATATTCAGACTCTGTTGGATGGTTACCTGTCCTCCGACTCTTCAGCAGAGTCGTCTTCTTCCGAGACTCAAAGTTACAAGAAACAAACAGGTGAAAGTGTAGACAAGGCTTTCGCAGCGTTCATGTCTGACGAATAGTCCTCCTGTGTTGTAAGGGTTTGCCGTTCTTCCCTTGGTTTAAAAAGAGCGGCTTTTTTATGAGTCAATACGGTACCGCTTGTGGGTCTCTGAAGCCGAACACCTTGGATCATAGCGATTCGAGATAAGTAAAATTGGATAAAATCATGTTAAATGTAAATGATCAATATGGTTCGTTTGTACCAGAAACAAACTTGAATAACTTGTACGGATTAGTAATTCCACACTCTGGACATACTCTATCTGATGCCTTGAAGGACTTAGTTGACAATTCTTTCGACGCTGGAGCAAAAAAAATCTCCATTCATTTGAACGGATCTGATGCCTTGAAGTCATACTGGATTATTGACAATGGCCGAGGGATGAATAGTCAAGTCTTAAAAGGCGCCTTGACATTCTCAGCAGGCTCCATTCACGATGCCGGAGATTTAGGAAAATTCTCAATCGGTGGAACAACAGCATGCTGTACATTGGGACTGACTCGAAGAGTTTTTACCAAGCAAGCAAGTGGCGACCTACTTGTGGGAGTTCAAGATTTCAGAAATGTAGTTGAGTGCACTGAAATTCGTCATCCAACCCCCGAAGAGTCAAAGTGGTTCAAGTTACTCGTTGGAAACCAAGGAACGATTATTGAAATCTATGATCTCCGAGAAGACAAGATAGAATACACCAGAATTGGAGATCTAAAAAATGCACTTGTCAAAGATTTCGGAGAAACCTTCTATCAAATGCTTAGCACGAAACGTTCGTTGGATGTTGTGACCTCCAAGGGTTCTTATCGGGCTCAACCTCATGATCCATTGTTTTATAAGACAGATCCTAAGAAAGTCTTGTCTCACAAAAAATACACTGTTCCATTTGCTGGTAGTGAAATCTATGTCCGAACATCAATCATCGATACTCAGCAGTTGGACCTTAGCTCAAAAGGGTATGAGTATCAGGGAGTTTATTTTTCCAGAAACAATCGACTCATTGCCACTGGTATTGGCGTAAAGGGTCTGTGGAAGAAAAACCCAAGAAAGAACGCTGGTCGAATTGAAATTTCATTTGGTGAAGATTTAGATGCTCACTTTGGCCTTACGGCAACAAAAAATAAGGTAAGCCTTTCTCAATCTTTAACAGACACTCTGGAAAATACCATCAAAATATTTGTTTCCACACTGGAAGAGAAGTGGAGAAAAACAACAGATTTTACTTCGGATGAAATCGGCAAAGAGAATGAAAGCTTTTCAATTGCATTGATTAACAACACTGGAATCATTGGACTTCCAAAAGATGAATCATCTTCTGGTTCTAAACAATCCAGAAGCAAAAAGAAAGATGGAAAGAAAGGAGCAATTAAATCAAAAGGAACAGGCATTACTCGTGCCGGAAAATCAGTAATAGTCCCCAGATTCCTCTTTGAGAAACATGAAAGAGTTTCAGAGGCTTATTGGTCTGAATTTCCGGAAGAAGGAGGGATGCAAATTGTTGTTAATTTGTCTCACGCCTTTATTCGAGAACATTGGACAAATGGAACGAAAGAGCAAAGAGATCTTATGAGAAAAATTTTGACTGCTACTTGTTTGGCACAATTTCGAAAGAAAGAGACTAATCATGAAATAGCTGCTCAATCATTTATGAGAGATTTATTTGATGAACTAACTAACATCCAACTTGCATTAGGTAAGTAATTACAAAACCAAGACTGAAACAGAGGACATTCATTATGAATGGAACTCGAAAAATCAAAACTTTGAATAATAGGAGGTAACATGATGTTACTATTAACAATGCTTTTCGCTTGCGGAGAGAAGGAAGTCACAACTGAAGTGGCATCCACAACAACAGAAGTTGTTGAAACAAAGACTAAGGAGACAACAGATGAAGAAACTACAGACAATACAATAAAAGTTACTAAAGATGCTACTAGTATCACATCTGGAGAATCTGAAGCAGAAGTCAAAACGACTTCAACTAACACAAACAAAGGAGTAAATAATGATTAGTTTATTGATCACAATGTTCTTGGCCTGCGGCGACAAAGAAGAAGAGCAAGATTCAGCAGTAGATGCTGAAGAGACAACCGAGGAGACTGCTGAAGAAGTAGAAGACACAGCAGCCGAAGGTTCCGAAGAGGAAACTGAGGAAGAGACTGAGGAGACCGAAGAAGGCTCTGAAGAAGGTGAAGAGTAATGACCAAAGCAGGTAAGATTGACATTAGTTCTATGAAGAAGTTCATCAATAAAAAAGTTGGACTGAACATAGCACACAACCTTAGTGAAGACAATCCTACTGCTGTCACAGAATGGATTCCAACTGGCTCACGCTGGTTGGACTCTATTATCTGTCGAGGTAAGATGGCTGGAATTCCCGTTGGGAAAGCCACTGAGATCGCCGGCTTATCATCAGCAGGCAAATCTTACATGGCTTGTCAAATTGCTGCGCAAGCACAAAAGAAAGGCCATTTTGTCATTTACTTTGATGCGGAGTCTGCTATTGACCCGGCATTCTTATTGAGTTCTGGCGTTGATATTGAAAACCTCTTCATGTATGTTCAGGGAGTTTCCGTTGAGAAAGTTCTTGAGACAATTGAAGACTTGATGACGGAGTATCCGGAGACAAAATTTTTGTTTATTTGGGATTCAATCGCTGCTACCTCTTCCGAGAAAGAGTTGGAAAGTGATTTTAATCCCCAGTCAACAATGGCTGTGAAACCAAGGATTTTTGCGAAAGCATTTCCTAAATTGATTATTCCGCTAGCAGATCATCAATGTACAATGTTGTTGATTAATCAGCTTAAGACCAACATAACTTCAAACATTGCTGAAGCAATGACTACTCCCTACATCGCTCCAGGCGGTAAGGCAATCGGTTATTTCTGTTCGCTACGCATTTGGTTAACAAAGCGAAAAGCGAAGGCTTCTTACGTAACTAATGGAACCGGTGTACGCATTGGCTCTGAGGTAAAAGTTAAGGTTGAGAAGTCTCGCTTCGGCTCTGAGGGACGCACATGTGGCTTTAAGATCTTGTGGGGAAATACGGTCGGAATTCAAGATGAAGAGTCGTGGTTGGAAGCACTAAGAGCCTCAGGTTCTGATCGCTTTAAGCCGGGAGCTTGGAATAAGATTTATGACGCGAATGGAAAGGAATTCAAATTTCAGAAGTCGCAATGGATCACTAAGCTACAAGAACCAGAGTTCCGCTCTGTTGTACTTGACATCATGGATGAAGAAATCATCCGAAAATTTGATTCTGAAGGTAAGAACTTTGGTCTCGAAGGTGAGAATGATGAAGGTTAAATCCTGAAGTTACTCTTGAACCCCTTCTCTTCGGAGTTGGGGTTTTTTTTTACTTTTTATTTGACACACTACCTTAAGTGTGCTATATTATAATATACGTTGGAGGACGAATGAAAAATGTAATAATAATTGATGCGTTGAACATGTTTTTACGCAGTTATGTGGTTATCCCACATATGGATAAGAACGGAAGCCCTGTAG